TGTTTAGTGTAATAACTATAGGTAAGATTGATATAACTAAAGTAATTAAACTATTTATATAAGGAGAATACATGTCTAAAGCTAGTACATTAAAAGCTAATGAAGACATTTTGAATGGTCTTCACCAGATGGTCGCAGCAGAACTAATTAGAAAGATAAGTTCTGGTGAAGCTACTATTCAAGAATTAAATGCAGCAATTAAATTTCTAAAAGATAATGATGTTACTGCAGACATAAAATATAATAAACCATTACAATTACTAGAAGATGAAGTAACTCCTATTGGGGAATTACCGTTTATAGATGAGGGTGAAGAAGATGAAGCTATCTGATAATCAATTAAAATCAATGAAGAAAGATTTTAGGAATTTTGCGCATGTTATATGGATACACTTAGATCTACCTCCACTAACACCTATACAGAATGATATATGTCACTATCTACAATATGGCGGTGACAGGACTCAAGTAGAAGCATTTAGGGGTGTAGGTAAATCCTATGTAACTGCTGCTTATGTATGCTGGGTTTTATGGAAAGATATTGAATTAAAAATAATGGTAGTATCAGCAGGTAGAGATAGATCAGATGCTTTTGCCATATTTGTACGTAATATTATACGTGATACACCATTCTTAAAACACTTAGAACCTGATAAGACACTGGGTGAAAGAGCTACCCAGAACATATTTGATGTTAATGGTGTTAAAGCTTCAGGTTCACCTTCCGTTAAATCTGTAGGTATAACAGGGCAGTTAACAGGTTCAAGAGCTGATATCATTATTGCAGATGATATTGAGGTAGTGTCTAACAGTGCAACACATGATCTAAGAGAAAAACTATCTAGGTTAGTGACTGAGTTTGATGCTGTTATAAAACCTGATGGTAAAATAGTTTACCTTGGGACACCTCAGACTGAACTATCCCTGTATAATGTTTTATATACTAGAGGCTATGATATGAGAATATGGTGTGCTAGAGTACCAGATGAGAAACAAGCTGAGAACTATGGTGCTAAATTAGCTCCTATTATCCGTAAGTTTATGCGTACTATGCCTGTAGGTACTTCGACAGATCCACTAAGATTTGATAATGAAGATTTAGCAAGGAGAGAATTATCTTATGGTAAATCTGGTTTTGCTTTACAATTTATGCTTGATACTAGTTTATCAGATGGTGACAAATTCCCACTAAAGATAAATGATTTAGTCATAAGTTCAATACATAACAAACTACCTGATGAAGTATATTGGACTAATAATCCTGTACATGTTCTAAAGGATATTCCTAATGTAGCAATGGCAGGACAAAAGTACTATGCCCCTGAGAAGCTCTCAGCGACCCACAGTGAGTCCCAAATGACAATCCTATCCATTGACCCATCTGGGCGTGGGAAAGATGAGACAGGGTACGTTGTGTTACAATTACTTAATGGTAATATGTTTTGTCCTAAGTTTGGTGGTATAATCGGTGGTTATACTGATGATGCTTTAGTGGAGCTAGCTAACATAGCTAAGTCATATAAAGTAAATAAGATAATAGTAGAAAGTAACTTCGGAGATGGCATGTACACCAAACTACTAACACCTCATGTTCATAAGGTACACCCATGTGACATTGAGGAGGTCAGAGTTACCTCTCAGAAAGAGTTAAGGATAATAGATGCACTAGAACCAGTAATGAACCAACATAGGCTTATATTCGATCCTCGAACGATTCAGGATGACTATGATAGTGCAAGACTACATTTTAGTCCAGATCAAGCACCTAAGTATATGCTGTTCTACCAAATGTCTAGATTATCTAAAGATAGAGGCTCATTAAGGCATGATGATAGACTTGATGCATTAGCACAGGCTGTTAAGTATTATTTAGATTACTTAGATGTTAATCAAGAATATCAGAAAACACAAAGAGATTCTGAAGCTACTGATAGGTTATTAAATAAATTTTCAGAAGAATGGTTAGAAGAACATACTAATGGTAATGATAATAATATAAAGTTATGGAATAGATAAACAGTAATTATTTATATAGGGATGTAATGGCTATATCCCTATGTATCTGATAACACACAAGAGATACCAAAAGAGATACCAAAGATAAGTACTTGATTTTATATTAATAATATCTATTATAATTTCTCTTATAACTGTTTAATATTATTATCTTTTATCGAAATGTGTACTATTGATAAGAACAAAGATGGGGGATAAAGGGGGTTTTTATTATAATAGATATAGTAGATTAATAATAGAATAATTATAGATAATATGAAAAAATAGATTATAATAGATTAATAATAGATTACTATAGATATATTAGATTATAAGTATATAGTATATAAGTATATATACCTAGGTATATCAGGATATAACTAGTAGGTACTACAATTTTACTTACTATAGTTCGTTAGCGATCGTGGTCTAGTATCACTTATAGTATATAATTAATAATAACTCTTTGTGGTCTCTAATGACCTTAAATACAAAACCCATACAAACACTAGCATAAACACAGAAACGCCTTAGAACAGCATTTAAACGACAATCAGGAGGTCATATGTTTAAAGTACCTAAATCAATAAAAAGTATAGAAGTATTAGGCATAGAAGTTGAAATACACTTAGACCAAGCAAGATGTGAACACGATAGTGCCTTTGGATTATTCGATGGTGAGAAGATAATACTAAGAGAAGAATACAGACATGTACAAGATTTCATCAAAACACTTACACATGAGACAATGCATGCACACTGTCACATCGTAGGGTTACAACTGGATACACAAGTAGAAGAAGTAATAGCCACTACAGCAGAGCGATTGTTCACTACAGTGACCATGACTTTACACAAAGTGTTCCACGAGTTAGAAGAATCATTAGATGATAAGCCTAAGAAGAAGAAAAAGAAGAAGATAACCAAGTGACACCAAAGTGCCTTTAGATAAAAATTGAAAATAAATCTCAGGCACTATATTTACTTCCCGTCTTCTTTTTTCCCCCAGTGCAATAATATACCAGACTGCATGCAATAATATAGCACAATGTGACACTTAGGTGCAATGATACATCAAACTGCACGCAATAATATCACAATGTGACACTTAGGTGCAATACTGTAACACTTAGGTGCACCAATGTGTTGCCCGATGTTGCCTGATGTTGCCTGATGTTGCCTAAGTGTACTATAGTGGTACTAAGTGGTACTAAGTGTGTACTATAATCATGATACATCCTTATTTTTTTCGACACACCTAGTGCACCTAGTGCACCTAATGCACCATCAACCTAGAACCTCATTGTCTCAGCTATGTATATTGTAATCATTAATATGATACTAAGTACACTAAGTGTCACTAAGCATTCTACTTGTTCTCTACGTCTTTGATGTTTATCAATGTCTTTACTCATTATGTACCTCTTTTTGTTATTATGCTACGTCTAATATCACTGTTACTTCATTGTTATCTACTATATTCTTTAGTATTTCTAGTGCTTTTATCGCTTGATTAAGGTATTGTTTACTGTTTATACCATTATTATTTAATTGTTTATGCATCATTATATACGTTTTAATAGTGTTTTCTAGTTGTTGTACTCTTTGTGTCTTTGTTGTCATTGTTGCCTCATTTTGTTATGTTGTGGTTCATCTGTACTTAGTATAATCTATTAATTAATTCGTGTCAACATCTATTTTAATGTTTTCTTCCTTTATTTTATCAGCTATATATTTATTATATGACTTGAATATATTAATTATTACTTGTTTTTCACCAATATATAACTCATCCGCTTCATTATTTAGTTGCTTTAATCGTATTTAGTACTCTTTTAGTAGTTGATCTATACTATTCATTATTGTTATCCTTTGTTTATAAATTAATATCCATACACTCTAATAAGTCTATTTTTAGTAACTATTGAATCACTGTTTTTCCATGATGTTATCATTGATTCTACATTTTCAGGCAAATATGTATCATATAATATAGTATAATTAATACTACGTAGTATGCCAATAAAGTATTTTAATTGCTTCTTATCCCATGATTTACTTTGAATGCATTCTATTTTCCTTAATTCAATAGTTCTAATCATATCTTTTACTTCTATCTCTAATAATTCTAAATTTAACATGTTATTTCCTTTTGTTTGTGGTCTTAACTAAGTATCGTCTATATATAATAATAACTCAAGTCTTATTTATATGTTTTGTAATTATTTTACTATTTAGTGTTATATTAAATACTTATCTATTATTTAACTATTTTAACCGTAGTTTAATAAGTTAACTATTATATATATATTTATTATTGGTATCTATATATAGATCATTTAAATACTATTATAGTTATTAATTATTATCTTTTATCTTATTTTTTTCTAATATATAGTAATTTTTACCTATTAAAACACTATATAACCTATTGAAAACATTGTAATTACACTATTTAAATTAATTATTATGATCTTAGCACTTGATTTATTTTTTTAAATAGACGATAATAATAACAGGACAACAACTTACTTAAACAATAAGGAAACAAAATGAATAACTTACCAACAAATGATTATGACCTAAGTGACTACATAGATACTCTAAGCAATGAAGATCGAGTAATACTAAGAGATAAGCTGAAACTAGAACTTGATGGTAGATATCTATTAAGATCACTTTGGTATAACTATACTACTCAAGAATCTATAAACTAATAGTAAAGGAAACAAAATGCAACAAAACAATAAAAAAGAAAGCGAATTAGATTACTGGTTATGGCAAATAGAAATGCATCCAGTAGTATTTACACTAGTTATACTATTTATTACAGTATCAACACTAAGGAGTCTATAAGTGAAAAAACTAGCAACACTAACTGGTCTATTATTCCTAGCATCATGTGGACAACAAATTGAAAACTTACATGATAGAGTGGATAAAACCAATCGACAAGTAAAGAGAAACAAGAAGTCTATTAGTGAGTTATATGATAAGTTAGATGTAATAAATATGCTTATAGACGATCTTACACTTAAACAAACCTTACTAACTAGTCTTATAGGCGATATTACAGTAAATCAAGATAAATTACAAAATGCTATACTAGTAAATAATACATTAATAGTAGAATTACAGAGTAATACAAGTGTAAAAGAAGTGATAGATCCATGTGGTGATATGCCGAATCAATTTGATGAGGTGCTGCTAGTAATGAATGATTCTAGTATTATTGCTTATTTTGAGCAAGGAAGTAAAAGATTTTTAACAATATTAAAGGATGGTAACTATAGAACAACTGATTTACAAGCCTGTGACTTTTCAGTGTTAAATGGTGTATTCCAAGAGGGTACGAGATGAGACAAATATTATTTCCAGAAGTTATTATATTATCAGCAGAATTAGTAAACAATAAGCATAATACTAAAAGAACTATGATGCTATCTGATATATTAGTTGATTTAAAAATGACTTATCAAGTGGCACAAGGGTGTTACAAGGATACACAAGGAGTTAGTTTTGTTGTGTTACCTAGTAATAAGGAAGAAATACAATTCTTATTAGACATTGCATTTAAACAGTTTAACCAAGAGAGTGTTCTATATCAGTCTAAAAGTGGTGAATCTCACCTAGTATTTAGTAACTATAGTAATGAAAAAATTGGTAAGATGCGACAAATAAGTAAAGAAAAGGCTTTAAAGTCTAAAAATTATACACTAATGACTGGTAACTACTACGGTATTATCTAAAAGGACACAAAAATGAATGCATATTTTAGACGTGATTATTTATATCAATTTAAAACTGGTATGTCGAAAGGTTTAACAGAGGGTATACAACTTAGATACTTGAAGTTTGATAGGATAGAAAAGGAGTACGTTTTTGTTGAGGGTATCCAGAAGAATGATTCTGAAATACAAATTAGAGTAAAAAGAGCAGAGGCAACTTCTTTAATTCAAAGACTCGGTAAGGCTAAATGGATAGGTTACCAGAACACTGATCAGTATTTAAAACCTAAAAGAGTTACTAAACACAAGGGATTATTAGAAATAGGATCTAATTACACTTTCAATACTAGTGATAACCAGACTTATTATATTAATTCTTCTTTAAAATACAGGGTAGATAAGTTTGAAAATGCTTTATATCACCTAACAGGTAACAATGGTTTAACTTACGCTTTGCCCATTAGATGGCTAGCAGAAAACTACGTAACAATAAATACTAAAGTATTATAGGATAAAATATGTTAGATTATAGAGAAAAACTAGTAAACCTATATAATGAGACTACTATAGATAATATAGAAAATGGTTTAAATTGGTATGAAAATGCGTATAATATAGCATATAATATTAGTAAAGAATATAACATTAGTATTAATAAAATCATTGGTATCATGTCTTCATTATCTCCTAATAATAGATGGAGTAGGAATATTATTGATACTAGATTATTCCTAGATAAACCAAGTTTAGATACTAAAGTTTGTACTTTTAAAGTACAGAGACAAAAGGCATTAGATATACATAACGGTGATGGTAAGATATCAAGTATTTTAACAATATTAAATGGTGTTAAAACTAAGAACTTTTTTAATAATATTCTATGTTTTAATACTAGTAAAAATGTTACGATCGATATTTGGGCTTTTAGGAGTCTAGGCTTAGAACCTAAAACAAAGAATATTAATTTAGCAACAAAAGTTTACATGGAGTTAGCTAATGAGTTAAAAATATTACCGCACCAGTTACAGGCAATTATTTGGGGTGTTATTAGAGGAAGTCTAGTATGACCGATAAGCAATTAAAATTAATAGCACAAGATTTTTTAATAACTTTGAAGTACAGTGGTTATACATATACAGATTCATGTGAGATACTACAGGCAATAGCACAATTAATAGTAGAAAGTGAAGAAAACAATTAACATACTTAAAATAGGTTTAATTCTAACTACAATAGTAATAAATAAAGGTTATAGTATGAACAATCAAGACGTTTTTAAAGAATTTGTAGATGATAGTACAGGTGTTCTAGGTTATAAAACGTGGGATAAGCTAGGTAAGACTGATCCTGAGGTAGACTCTGCTTATCTAACTTGCTACTATTATTATTTTAATTCATTATTAGGTAATAAAGTAGATTATCAGGATACACCATTAGCTAAGGGTTTTAATAACTCATTAGAGGTATATAAGAAAGGAAAAGAAGGTGGTATTTTTAGGCGATTTAATAGGGTAGGACAAAATCAACTCGACAATGGTAC